GCCGCGAGCTCGGAGGGGGGGGGTGATCCGGGATCTGCCGTCGAGTTGGCATGGTCTTTGACCGCGTCAACGATACCCGACCAGCGCTCGGTCTTGTCGAGTTCGGCAATGACCTCCGAGACGCGCCGGAGGACGTTCACCTCCTCGACGAGCGCAGTGATCTCGCGGTGGATGGAGAGCAGCGTGTGACCGTTGGACGGCGACTGCTTGCGTGTCGGTCGGCGCATGGTGGCGCGCTTACGTTTTCGACTCATGTTTCCTCCGCGGAGCTGTCACGCGGAGTCCCGTCTGTCACGCCAATTTCCCTTATACTGACTCTTATATTACTTTCCGAAATCCTCAGCTGAGTTTTCGAAAATAAGCGTGACACGAGTGACAAGGGCAATATCGTTGGACAATGCGCGTGACAATGCGCGTGACATGCGCGTGACAAAAAAGTGATCCCGTGACAGCTTTGTAAGATAGACTCCCGAACGTCACGCGGTGTCACGCGTGACTGAGCCGGTGCTCTGCAAAATAATCGACGGTCAGACCAAAAATGCGCGTGACAGTCACGCCGATTCCCAGAATGCGCGTGACAGCGACCGGGCATCAGAATGGCATCTCCTCTTGTGGGGCGTCGACGAGCTGCACGCCCTCGTAGACGCGATACCGATCACTGGCGCCTCGCACCTGTCTCGTGCTCAGTCGGGGTATCGCTGCTCGTAAGTTGCGGGCGAAGCTGGCCTGGGTACCTGGTTCGCGTCGCCCTTGCTCCTCGCACCAGGACTTCCACGCCACGAATAGGTCAGAGCACGGCACGCGTGCTCCTGGCTCCGTGGAGCAGCGAGAGCGGACGAAGGCGCCGATAGGGCTCGCTAGGTCCTCGAGCTCTTGGAGCGTCTCAGCGGATGCCTCTGGCTGTGTGAGGTGGCCGGCCTCGCGGAGCTTGTACCAGCCGTCGACGGACCACCCGAATATCTGCGGCAGCTCGGCGAGCAGCTCGTCGCTGAGGTTGAGGTTCTCGCGACCGAGGTACGACTCGGTGAACGGGATCAAGATGAACCGCGATGAGAGCGCGCCCGACGCGTCGCCCAGTCGAGGGAGCTCGTTGGTCAGAATGACGATCCGCGTGGATAGCTGCATCGAGACCATCGATTGGTTCTTGCGGTTGATCGTGAGCAGGTCCTCGCCTGAGATTGATAGTAGTCGTTCGGCGATGATCGCTTGGTCGGCGCGGCCGGAGAGGCGCGCGTCGGCGATGATCGCGCACAGCGTCCCGATGAGAGGCTGCAACCCGAACTCCCCCTGCATGCTCGTGAGCGTCGGTCCGCAGACGTTTCCGACGCCCAGGACGTGCGTGAGCACGCGCGCGATCGTGCCCTTGCCACTGCGCCTCGGCCCGACGAGCAGGAAGATCTTCTGCTGCCGCGTGTCCGGTGTGAGCAGGTAGCCAAACATCATCTGCAGCGTCTCGCGGATCTGCTCGTCGTCCGGCCAGAGCTGGTCGAGGAACGCGAGCCACCGTGTCGGAGGCTCGACGGTGGAGGCAAAGTCGAGGGGCACCGCGCCTGTGTTGAAATATCGCGGTGTGCTGTCGCCGAGCGTCCTGGTCGGCAGATGCAACAGGCCATTACGGCAAGCAACGAGCTCGGCCGGCGCTGGTTCCTTTCTGCCGTCGAGCCAACCAGGGACGGGGGTCTCGACCAAGGCGTCGGTGGTCGCGGCAGCGGCAGCGACCTCAGCGATGAGCCGGATGCGCACCTTGATCGGGGCGAATACCACGTCGCCCTGCTCATCGCGGACCACCTCGTTGCCGCGTACCTTCGGGACGAGGACTCGCTCGAGTAGCTCGCGGATCTCAGCCTGGACGCGCTCCTTGGATAGGACCTGATACGCGGATCCATCCCAGCGCCAGAACTGCTCGTTCCAGCGCCGGAGCGTGAGGCGGCCGGTCTTGTCGCGCCCGCGCTCGCGGATGTAGTGGTCGGCCAGCATGCGCGGCTCGCTGTTGGGCAGCAACACGCGCCCGGCGTCGTCGGCCGGGTGTGGCGTGTCGTCGAACATCGATGGGACGCCGTCGGCGTAGGTCGTGGCGGGGTGGTTGGTCATGTCGCTAGACCCCGGCCCTCAGCACGCGCAGATAGTCGTTGAGGTCCTGGCACCCTGTGTAGTTGGGGTATCCGCCGACTGTGACGTCGAACAGGTCGGTCCAGGCCCGCCGCACCTTGCCCCGGGCGAGCTCGACGGCCTTCTCCCCCACGCGTGTGGCATCGCCGCGGTGCGGGACGAGCACGAGCGGTCGCTCTGCCAATATGTACGGCGCGATTCCCTCGACGATGCGAGGGATCATGCTCGCGCCGTGCGCGCCGAGTACCCGATCGCCCCACAGCGAGTACCCCGACAGGTAGTCGAACAGGCCCTCGACGACGTAGACACGGTCGGCGGTCCGCACGTCGGGCCACCGCCCGAACGTCCCGAGCTGAGGGCAGCCGCGTAGGTTGATCACCTTGGGGCCGGCGGCGGGCTCGAGGAGTCGACGGGGGACGTTGATGATGTCGCCGGCGCTATCATATAGCGGGAGGCAGACGTCGCCGCGCACGGTAAAGCGCACGAGATCGTGGCGTCCGACCAGGTCGCCGAGCGCGCGCGATCGAAGGTACGCCTCGCCGCGGAGGTGCCGGTGATGCAGGTCCTCCCAGTACCGGCTAGCGATGCCCCATGCCCTCTGGCGCCGCTGCTGCGCACGATTCGCTTCTTGCTGCCGTTCGCGGGCGCGGCGGCGCTCGTGCTCCGCATGGCGCTGGCGTCGTTCCTCGTCGCTGAGTTCGGACGGCTCGCCGAGCCCAGCGATCTCCGCAGCGCGGGCGATGATGACGACGAAGTCGCGCTCGATATCCATCCCGGACAGGAGCGCGACCAGCGCCAGTACGTCGGACCCGTGGATACCGCAGCGATGGCACGTGTACTGGGCGGTGCGGGCGTGCACGGCGAACGCGGCGCGCGCATGCTTTCCGCATGCCGGGCACCACCGAAATCGGTACCAGTCTCCGCGACGTTCTCTCCGCGTCAGGCCGAAGTGCGACAGCACGTCGGTACCGGAGAGAACGTCGCGGACGCTCGCTTTGTCCCAACCGGCCATATCAGCCGTAGCCGGAGCCGGAGCCGTCGCCGTCGCCGTCGCCGTAGCCGGAGCCGTCGCCGGAGCCGCCGCCGTAGCCGGAGCCGTAGCCGGAGCCGTAGCCGGAGCCGTAGCCGGAGCCGCCGCCGTAGCCGTAGCCGGAGCCGCCGCCGTAGCCGTCGCCGTCGCCGTAGCCGGAGCCGCCGCCGTCGCCGCCGCCGTAGCCGGAGCCGCCGCCGTAGCCGCCGCCGGAGCCGTCGCCGCCGCCGGAGCCGTAGCCGTCGCCGTAGCCGTCCAGCCCGATCGCAGTCCGAGCCCATGCAACGTCCAGCCCACGCTCTTCAGCCTCCGACAGTGCGTCCGACAGGGGTAGCGTCCGGTCACTTATCCAGTTCAGCGCACGGCGGAGTCCCTCAATGCACGCCGGATTTCCGCCAGGAGTGCGAAGCTCGACGATCGTAGCTGCGCTAACCTCTCTGGGTAGCTCGGGGAGGGCACCGACTATCAGTGCCACGGTGCCTGCTCCCACGCCTCGACCGCCTCAGGCGTGCACTCGGCGATCGAGGTGATGTCGTACAAGGTCAGCGTGGACATCGCGGGCCCGACGCGACATTTCTGGGAGGGGCCCTGCACGGCCAGGCCACCGAAACCGCGCAGGTCGGTGCTCCACTGCACGCAGTTGCGAGCACGGCTAAGCAGGATCTTCTCCGTGCTCGGCTCGGACTCGAGGTAGCCAAAGAAAACGCCCCGGTGGGCGGTGGTGACGAGGACGGGGGTCGATGATTTCTTGCTCATGCTTTCTCCTTGCGTGTTGGTATCTTGATCCGGATGCACTCGGTGTTCGGGTTCCCGAACGCGTTGCAGGTGGTCTCGTAGAGGGTGATCGGCTTACCTGTCCAGTTATTCGTCTCAGTGCCGTACGCCGACACGATCGTGTCCCTGTTCGTCTTATTCAGGACGAGTCGTTTGTTGGGATCTTTGCTGTCGGCGAAGTAGACAATCGCCTTGCGCTTGCTCGTCGTCTTCTTGCCCTCTTGGGCTACAACTTCCTCGCCGACCACCTTGGCGATCGTGAGCGTGACTTCTTTGCCGCGGAGGTCGCCGGCGGCGATGTAGTCCGACGGGAACAGCAGGCGGATGTGAGGCATCACCACTCCTCGATTGCGACGCCGTCGATGGTCAGCGTCGCGTCGGTGCTTGGAAGGTAGGCCCATGCGGGCAGCTCGAGCTCGAGCTCGTCCCCAGCCTGGCCGGGCCACTCGCCGGAGCGGGTGCACTCGACGTAGCGCTGGAGCAGAGAGCGATACTCGGCACGACCGGCCTCGAGCACGTGGGCCGGCAGCCGATACACCAGGACGTCCCACGGCGCCTCGGACTGGACCGCGATCAGTACGGGCCGGTCATCGACCGCGTAGTCGTTGGCCCGCGCGCCGTCCTGGTAGTACGCCAGCTGGCAATGGTATCCGAGCCGCGCCGCCGCCGTCGGGAACAGCCGAGTGTGCAGGTGCGCGGTGGTCTTGATGTCCACCACCGAGCGGCCGATCACGTCGAGCCGCCCCTTGCACGGCACGTTGAGCTCGACGTCGAACCAGGTGAGCGTCTCCTCGACTGCGATCGGGCTGACCAGGTGGCGTCGCGCAGCGGGGTGCTCGAGCACGGCGTGCGCGGCGCCCTGTGCCTTGTCCCACTCGACGCGCGTGAGGATCTGCTTGTCGGCGTGGTCGGCCTTGTAGTCACGCCAGCCGTTACCGCGGCGGCTGCCCTCGTAGCAGACGTAGTGAGCGCCGACCAGGTCGGGCTCGAGGATGAGCGTGTGCGCGAGTCGACCGATCCGGAAGTGTGGGGCGTCGAACGCGGCCGTGGCCGCGGCGCGGTAGTCGTGGTAGAACTGGAGCGGGCTCATCCTCATGGACTTGAGCCGGCTCCAGTTCATTCCGGGGATCTGTGCGTAGTCGATCATTTACAGGGTGCCGGAACGAGGACGAGCAGCAGCATGGCGCAGAAACGCCAGGAGTCGCCACGCCTTTACCTCGCCGTCTAGGATCTTGAGTGCGGGTCTCATGCTATGGCTCCTGCGCGGCCTCGGCGGCCTTGCGTTGCTCGACGTAGCGTTTGCGCGGCGGGATGAGCTCGACGATCCTCCCCCCCGTACCGTATAGGGCTTTGCGGGCGCTCTCCTCAGTGAGTAGCCGCGAACACAGGCCATGCGCGACGATGCGGTAGCGCCGCACCGGCCACCGGCGTCGCGATCTGTACCAGTCCTCTGCCCAGGCCAGCGCTTCCTCGGCCGTCATCATGGCCTCGCGCATGTCTCGGTTGTGCCGCTCGATGCGGCGGGTGAGCGAGCTCATGCGCCCCTCCGGCGACCAATCATGCTGCCTCCGTGTTCGGAAACCCAGGTACGGGCTTCGTTTGTGGCTCCGGCTCACGGCCAGGGAAGCCCTTCGCGCGCTCGGCCCGCTCGGCCCACTGCTTTCGCAGCTCACCGATGAGCCCGCTCGCGTACTGCTTGCTGAACGTGAACGCGTCGCGAAGGCCCTGACGTCTGAGGAGCCGGGCCTGCTTGTACGTACAGAGCCCCGCCTCCTCGCGCGCCCGCAGCCCGTCGATGATTCCCGACGCGTCGCCGATACTGATCTCGACCGGCGGCTCGATTCCCTTGCGCTGGAGGAGCTCGAGCTGGCGCTCGGTAGCGGGCCGGCCCTCACGCTCGCTGGTCGCCGGCGCTCGCCGCGGCATCCACGGGTCGATCTCCTCCGCGAAGAACTTGGCGCGCGCGACGATGGCCGCGCGCTGGCGCGTGACCTCGAGCTCGAGCTGCGCCTCCTGCAGCGCCCGCTCGACGCTCACGCCCGTATCGCTCGCCGTGCGGTGCGCCAGCTCGGCCAGCTCGTCGTCGACGTCGGCGCCGGCCAGGGCGTGGGCGGGGTTGATGAGTCGGTGCCGACCGCTGTTGCCCACGAAGTCGAGGATCAGCACGTCGCTCTTGTCCGCGTGGAGACGGGTCCCCCGGCCGATCATCTGGACGTACAGCGCCCGCGACTTCGTCGGCCTGGCGATCGCCACGCACTCGACGCTCGGCTCGTCCCAGCCCTCGGTGAGGAGCGCACAGTTTGCCAGCACGCGGAACGCGCCGGCGCGGAAATCACGCAGCACTGCGCGGCGCTCGTCGGCGCTCGCGGTTCCGTCTAGCGGGCGCGCGGTGCCCGGCCGATGCCGGTTGATCACCTCGGCCAGGGCGCGTGCGTGCGCGACGTCGACCGTGAACAGGACCGTCTTGCGGTCGCCGGCCAGCTCGAGGAGCGGCGAGGCGACCTCGTGCAGCGCCTGCTCGGCGCCCATGACCGCGGCTAGGTCCTTGGCGTTGAGATCGCCACACGTGGTGCGGACGCTCGACAGGTCCAGACCCTCGACCTCGATCCGCTTGGCCGTGAGCGGCACGAGCCACTCGTCGTTGATCGCGTCGCGCAGCTCGTAGCGGTACGCGACGGTGTCAAAGACCTCGGCCAGGCCCTTGCCGTCGGCCCGATCGGGGGTGGCGGTGACACCGAGGACCTTGGCCGTCGTGAAGTAGTCGAGGATGGCCCGGTAGCTCTTGGCCCGGGCGTGGTGGGCCTCGTCGACGACGATGAGCCGGAACGTTGCCGGGTCGAACCCGGCGAGGCGCTTGCCCTTGAGGCTCTGGACGCTAGCGACGACGACGGCCGCGGCGCCCGCGCGCATCCGGCCCTTCTCGATGGCGCAGTCGACGCCGAGCTTGGCGGCGGCCTGCTCCAGCAGCTCGTTGCGGTGAGCGAGCACGAGCGCGCGGCCACCGCGGGCGACGACGCGCTCGAGCACGTCGGCGAAGACGACGGTCTTGCCAGTGCCGGTGGGCATCACGATCAGCGTCGAGCGGTGGAGCGCCAGCTCGCGCCGGGCAGCGTCGACAGCGGCCGTCTGGTAGGGCCGGAGCTGCATCAGGCTGCGCTCCGTAGATAAGAGCGGCGCGCAGGCGGGAGTTCAGGTGGGTAGGAGGGTACCTGCCCGGACGTCGCCGCCTCGGGCACCTGCGCGCCAAAAAGGGTCGCGCGACCGCCGCTCAACCCGCCGGGGGGGTGTGAGGAGCGGCGGCGCGCGGTAGGATTCGGGGCATGCGTGGAGGATTGGTGGTGATCGCGCTCTTGACGGTTGGCTGTTCCTGGGCCGAGGTACGGGGGCTTCCTCCCGATCACATCCGAGGCGATCCCCCTCCGTGCACGGACGAGATGAAGGCACCGATCGTGGACGTCGTGCTGGCCAGCTTTAGCGGTCTGCTCGGCCTCGGAGGGGTAGGTACGGCGCTTAGCAGCGACGACGAGAATGCCCAATCTGAAGGGGCAGGTGTGGCTGTCGTTCTGATTCCGACGTCCATCGTGTTCGCGATATCTGCGACCTCGGGCATGAGGAAGGTCCGCGCATGCCGGCAGGCGCAGGTCGACTACCTGCGTACCCGGTAGCTCACGCCGCCGCGCCACCGCCATCCCCCCGTTCGAGCCCCCAAAATTCAGCGCGCGTGATGCCGACCGCCTCACAAAACAGGGCGAGGTTCGCGTTCGACAGCCCGCATGAGCCGTTGATCCATTGCGTCACGGCTCCAGGCGTTACGTCGCACAGTCGAGCGATTTCACTCTTCTTCTTTCCAGAGCGCTCAATAAAGTGAGCAACTCGGTGCTGGACATCGCTCGACGGCATCGGCTACCCTTTTAGTCCGACTCAAAGACAGAGTCAACAGTTGAACTCAAATTGAGCCCCGCTTTCGCACAAGCCGTTGTAACTCCGAGGCAAATGTCTCGTGGTCGCAGAGACGCACAGCGAAGGCCGGAGGGCCCTTACCTGGACATCACACCAGAGTGGCAGGCTGAGCTTTCCGCGGCCCTTGCCGAGCGAGGACGTGGCTCCAAGAAGGCGCTGGCCGACGCCATAGGATGCACGGCCGGGGCGATTACCGGGATGCTGAAGCCTGGCGCTCGACAGAGCCGGCTGGTCGCAGCTGTCTCCAAGCAGATGGGGATCCCGTTGCCGAACACGGCGGTCACCAGCGACATGGACAAGAGATGGATCGCCGCCGGACGCGCCCTCGACGACAAGAACTGGACGCGCCTGGTCGAGCTTGCTGAGGAACTCGCCGCGGATCTGGCGAAGAACGACCATAAGCGGCGCTTGCTGTGCAGGTGTCCCAGAAGCCCTCAGGATCGCACCCACTCCCGTGCGACCGGATCTGGCACAGGCCGCATCAAGCATTGGGGCATGTCAGGTGGCGGTGATACCAAGGTCGCGGTGCCCCCCTCTCGAGAGAAGGACCCGGAACGGTGGCGGCGAGCCGGTGAGCGGTTGCAGGTTCTGCGTCCAGACCTGTTCGCCGAGCTGGTCGAGATTGCCGAGCAAGCGGGCAAGGACGCAGAATCTCGGAGTGTGGACGAAATTTTAGCGAAACTCAAATACAACTCTTGACGGGGTTGGCGTCTTTGAGTACAGCTAAAGCATGTCAAGCCAATCCACCCTCGAACGCACCCGTTGCCCTGACTGCCACGAGCCCCTGTTCACGCGCCGGACCCCGGTGACCGTCGCCCGCGCCGCCCGCTGTGCCGAGCGGTGCCCGAGCCCGGTGCACACCGAGGCGTACTGGGAGACCGTCGCGACCCCGGCCGAGCTCGAGCTCAGCCTCGAGGCCCACCGCGAGACCCGGCGCCAGATCGCCTACGACCGGGACGCGGCCTACGAGTGCGGGGGGCAGTTGTGAGCCTCGAGGGCAAGGTGTCGCCCGAGACCGAGGCGATCCTCGCGTGGCTCCAGGAGACCGAGAGACAGTTCGCCGGGCTCACGGTCCAGCCCATCGTGTCGTTCCACCGCCTGCCCAGGAAGGTGTTCGACGAGCTACTGGCCGTCGCTGGCTCCGGTCCGACGAAATACTTCCCGCCGGATGATGGCGCCGGGTTCGTCGCGGGTCGCCTGCACCTGTGCGACACGGCTATCTTCCGTTCCGCGGATCGCGTCGACGCCGAGCTGAATGGTGAGGATGTCGCCAAGGCGGTCAAGCGGATGGAGAAGAGGCTGGCCGAGCTGCGCGAGCTCGCACGATGAGTCGGCGACAGCGCCAGATCCTCGACCGCACCCGGGTCCACCTGCACGACATAGAGCAGCGCTTGGACGAGCTGGCCGCCGCCAACGAATGGCCGTCGTCTGTGGTCAACGTGACAGAGGACGGCGAGGACGAACAGCTGGGCATACCTCGGGTCCTGGAGCGGGGAACGGACGAGGGGGGCGTCGTTGTCGCCTTCCCCGGCGTCATCGAGATCGGCCTCACGAGGCGACAGGCTATGGAGCTGATGGTGCAGCTCTCGGCGGTGATCTGATGCCAGATGATCTCCAGCCCGGCCAGCAGTTCGGGCCGTTCGTCGTCGTGCGGGCGGCGACGCCTGATCACTTGGGGCGGAGCCGCTACATGGTACGGTGCACGTGCGGGCGAGAGCGCCTGCACCGCCGGGACTACCTGCTCGGATCCTCCACTCGGACCGGCTGTGCCAAATGCGCGCAGCGCGGCCGGCGCCCCAGTCAGGATGTCGAGCGCGAGCCCTACCCGGTCGAGCGCGGCGTCCCGATGCCGGAGCAGCGGTGCGAGGCTCGACACGACCCGCCGCGGTATCCCTACCTCCCGATGGGCGACCTGCGACCGCGGGACTCCTTTTTGATCCCCTCGGCGGACATCGCAGTATCGATCACGGCCATCAGGTCCCGCGTCTATGCGGCCGCCCACGATTGGGGGATCCGCGTCGCGCTGCGTACGACTCACGAGGGCGTCAGGGTTTGGCGTATCGCGTGATCGGCCAGTTCCTCAGCTTCATCGACGGCCCGCTGGCCGATCTGTGCGACCTGCTGCGGGCGTGGGCGGTATGGCTGCACCGGTTCGGCGCGTCGCTGGTCGGGGGCGAATGACGGACCGCGACATCCAGCGCCTGGCCGTCGCCGTGGCCGACGAGCTCTAGGCCCGCGGTATGCTCCCCGCTCACCGACTGCGCGGCGCTGGGGACTCTCAGGAGGACCACCAGTGCGAAGGTGCGCGGCTGATCAAACGCTTGTCGCTCAGGTACGACTGTTTCGCGTGGGACGTGAGCTGGGCGGTCGTCGACGAACCGTGTACCGACAGTCCAGTGGCGTCCCCGACCGGCTCCCCCGGGTACGTGCGATGACATGGCTGTTCACCCCCCCCTTTTTTTTTCAACGCTGGGAGGTTATTCGACCGGGGCAGTTAGAGAGGATATGACATGAGCCAACTACGTATTCTCGGCCAGGAAACGCCAAGGAATCCCGTTGTCATCAGCTACTCAGGCGGCGGATCCTCCGAGTGGCTGGTCGAAGCAGTGCTGCGCGGCGTTATCCCTCGCCCGGAGGCCCTCGCCGTTATCTTCGCCGACACCGGGGCCGAACATCAGTGGACCTATGAGGCCGTCGATCGCGTCGAAGCCAGGTGCCGCGCCGGGGGCGTGGAGTTTCTCCGGTGCTCTCGCGACGAATCTCTCACCGAGCACCTGCTCACGATCGGTGAACGCCACCGAGCAGATCACCCGCCGTTCTGGATTGCCAAGGCAGGCGGTGGGCGCGGCCGTGCCCAGCATCGTTGCACGCGAGAGTTCAAGATCGCACCTATGCGGCGCGCTGTGTCCAAGTGGCTGCGCTCGAACGGGTACCCCAAGAGGGTAACGAAGTGGATTGGATTTGCGTCCGATGAGGGCCATCGAGCCCAGGCTGCGGCACAGCGCCAGGACGTCCAATGGGAATCCATGGAGTTCCCTTTGGTTCGCCTCGGGTTTACGCGGGCGCGACAACGAGCGCAGCTCATCGAGTGGACGGGCTCCGCCCCGGGGTTTTCGATGTGCGTGTTTTGTCCTTTCAAGTCCCCGGCCCGTTGGCGAGCCACGCCGCCGCGCGATCTGGAGGTTGCGGTTGCGGTTGACGAGGCGATCCGGGACCTGGACTGCGTCGGCCTCACGGACGGGCCCGCATATCTCTCGGATCGACTTATCCCGGTGTCGGATCTGATCAAGGGCGGAGACCCCCAGCCAATGCTCCCCGGGATGGAGAGTTACTGCGCCAGCGGGGCTTGTTTCCTGTAGGAGGTTTTGCAGACGTCCAGCACCGTGCCCAGGCTAGCCGAACCGACCGAGACCACACAAAACACACGCCCGGAGGCGCGCTCGTCCGTGCTCTGGCGTCACCGGCAAAGTGGGGAGCAAGGTGGGGAGGCAAGGCCTGCGTGCGCCGCCGATCGTACGGCGTCGACGTGACGGCCCGGGTCGTGCGTGAGGGCCCGCTCGTCGTCGTGGTCTCGATTAGCGTGCGGGACTTCGCGTCGTCGCGACCCCGGCGCACGAGCCGGCGCACGAGCCGCTAGTACGGAATCCCGCCGCGGGTCGGGTTCCACGACGTGGGGATCGGCCGGCCGGTCCCGACCGATGCAGGACCTCGCCCTGGCTCGCCGCCGTCGTGCAGGCCGAGCGCGGCCTGCAGCCGCATGGCGACCGACCAGATCCGCGAGCCCGGATCGTTGCGCCGCGTGCGCGAGCTCTGCCGGTGCGCGACGAGCACCCGGGGCTCGCCGCCGAGATCGCGGATCAGGCCATCCCCCCAGTGCACGAGGCGCTCGAGCTGCCTGAGCTGCGCGTCGGTCGCCTCGGCCACGCCAAGGTGCGGCTGCCAGAGCGTGCGCGGGTCGCCCTCGACTCCGCACGCCCGGGCCTCGACCTCGATCGAGATCGTCCGCGAGTTGAACCGGTTCGCCGCCCAGAGCTCCAGGTCGAGATCGTGGAGCCACAGGATTGTGGCGTGCGGATCGCGGCGGATCACGAAGTGCGCGCCGGTCGTGTCGTTGCGGCTGGGCGGCTCATCGCCGTACAGGACCGCCGTCTGGTGCAGGCACCAGCCCCAAACGTCGCCGATCGGCCGGACGTCTGGCGTGTAGCGCCGGCCCTCATAGGTCGGGGTCGCGTGGCGCCGGCGGTCGATCATCTGGGGCAGGACCTCGGGGCGGCCGGAGAACTGCTCGGCACGCGCCAACGGCTCCGGCTCCGGCTCTGGTGGGGCCGGCATCGGATCGTCAGGGTCGGGCGTGGGACCCTCGATGTCCCCGACAGGGACGGCAAAGAGCGCGGCGAGGGTCGCCGGGCCGAACATCCCGTCGACGTCGAGCAGGCCGATGTCGACGCCGCTGTCGAGCCCAAGCGAGCTCACGATGTCGTTGTGCATCCGCTGGAATCCTGCGACGAGCAGGACGTCCGCCCGACGGCGGCCGATCGCCTCGCCCAGCGCCTCGCGCACCGAGCGGTCGATGCGTCCCTCGTTGTATCGCCGTGCCTTGCCGATGTCGATCATTTGTCCCTCCTGCTGCCAGCCATCGAGCCGGCTCAGTCGTCCTCGTGTGGCAGCGGACCGCACGCGGCCTGCCACTGGATCTGCCAGCGCTCGACGTCGTCGGCCCAGTCCGCGAGCGCGCTGGCGTCGTCGGGGGTCATGCACACCTCGCCGGCAGCGGCGCGGATCGACGGCAGCATCGGCGCCGGCGGGAAGGGCGGCGGGTCGCACTCGGCCGGGTCAACGATCGTCACGTGTCGCGTCGGGCCCGAACAGGCCGCCGCGAAGACGATCCACAGCGTCAGTAGCAAGCGCATCGGTGTCTCCGTGTTTCTCGGCGAGCGCGCGGTAGCGGCGTTGCCACTTGTCGCGCTCGACCAGGTAGTGAGCCTCGAGGTCGGCGCCGGCGGCCATGGCGCGGGCAAGCTCGTCGGCGCGGCGGGCGGCGAGCTCGCCGAGGGCGGCGGTCTCGTCGCCGGCGACGCGGACGCGCAGGCGCGCCCAGGAGTAGACGGCCGCCACGGCGATCGCGGCGAAGCCCGCGACGAGCACGGCGGCCGCCGCACCCGTCACGCCGGCGCCGCCCGGTCCGGCGGCCACAGCAGACGACGGACCCCGGTCCAACCGCCCATCGCCAGCAACGCGACCTCGAGCACGGTGAGGGCCAGGTCGAGGTCGACGGTAGCGCCGGCGAGGATCGCGTTGGCGAGTCCTCCGACGAGCGCGAGGCCGCCGGCGAGCGCGACGCCACCGCGGTCGGTCTGCAGCCACGGCACGAGCGAGCCGCCCCACCGGCGCGCGACGTACACCAGGCCGATCAAGATCATGGCCACGATGATCGTGCCCTGGCCGGACTGGACCGCGTCGAAGAGCTGCCGGGCGTACCCCACCGGGTCATCGTCGGGGTCGATGGTCGACCGCGAGCTCGTCTCCCCGGCTGTCACGGTCTCCGCCCGGGCGCCGGCGTCGACGATCATCCACGTGGGGGTCGGCTCGGCGGGCTCGTCGGCCTGGGCGACGAGGACCTGCTCGGTCTCGGTGGCTGCGTACGCGAGCGGGGCCAGCGCGCACAGCGCGCCAAACAGGATCAGGGTCACGATGATGCGATGCATGGCTACCTCCGGGTGCCACCGTTGGGCGGCATGGTGATCGGCCTCGGGGGCCGGGTCTGCTTGACGATGACAATTGTTCGCTCGTCAATCTTGGCGATCTGCTCGCCGTTCGCTCGGACGGCCTCAATGAAGTCCCGGCGGTCCTCACGCAGGTCGGTGCGCAGGCCGTCGAGGACGTCACGCAAGATCGTGAACCCCCACTTGAGCCCGATGAACACGACCAGGGCGAGCCCGACCATGCCGCCGGCGTCGATGATCTGGAGAATCTCGCCGAGGTTCACGGGCGCCCCCCGAGCGGTGTAACGATCGAGACCCGCCCCTCACGGTCCCGCTCCGTCTGGAGCTCCACGACCAGGGCGTCGACGGCCGCCACCTCGGGCCCGTCGGCCGCGGCGCCGTATTGTGTGATCTCGGGGCTCACGGGCCACCTCGATTAGGTAGCGGCGCGGCGTCGAGTCCGACGAGTTGAGTGCGGTACGCTTGCAGCGCGACCACGCCGCTGTTGCCGGCGGTGACGGGATCTGTACCGTCGTCGTACGCGAGCAGCGCGGCGAGCTTGGCATCGACGCGCGCGATCTCGGCGTCGACCTTCGCTCGCGTATCAAGCGATGCGAGGTGGCGAGCGTGCCGGTCGGCCTTGAGCGCTGCGACGCGGGCACGACGCTGCGCCGTGGTCTCTGGCTGTAGGTCGTGATCGGCCATTACGCCACCATCGCCGCGTCGACGGACGCAATCAAAGCGCCGAGGTCGGTGCCCTCGACATCCGCGGCACGTCGCCACACGGCGATGGCGGTCTCTAGGTTCATGGCCACGAGCCGCTGTGAACCGATCGCGCCGTTCACCGCCGCGTCGGAGACGGCGGCAATCGCGACGGGCACGTTTGTGTCGAGGTCGGTCTCGCACTCAATGTCGAGCGCGGTCGCATCGACGAGCATAGTAAACCAGTGCCACTCATCGTCGCAGTGGTCACCAACGAGCGTAATCGCGGCGTCGGCCGCGCCCCAGTCGTAGCGTACGAACACCGCGCCGCCAGTGGTGATCGCCACCTCCCAACCTGCGAATGGACTGGACGTGACGCGGTGACCGATAAGCGATTTGCCCGCAGCTGGCAGCTGATCAGATTTGAATCCGACGAGCAGGAGCAACGACGTCGCGGTCGACCGCATCACGTCGTTGTCCGACGCTGCGGCAGCATCGTCGGTCGCATCTGCCTCGGTCGTCACGATTGCGACCTCCGAGATCCCGTTGCCCGCGACGAGCCCTGTCGTCGCGGCGTTTTCGGCCGCGTCGCCGACGAGCGTGAGGTCGTGCCCGACGTCGCCAAGGTCGATCGTGCTGCCCGCGTAGATGCCCTGCCAGGCCACGTGGGTCGCGCGAAAAAGCTCGACCTTCGCCGACGGCGCGATCATGCGCTCGTGCACGGCCATCGCGATGTCGTAGATCTGCGCGGCGGTCATACCGTCGAGATGGTCGCCCTCGGCGAGGGCGACGAGGGCGATCACGGACTGTCCACCACCGGTGACCTCGGAGCGATTGAGCGACAGGTGCGCGTCCGCCTTGGTGGTGTCGCGATCGTTCAGATTCAGGCTCTCGTCGGCGGCGTGGACCGACGACTGGATGATCGACGTGTCGTTGGCGACGTCGCGATAGGTCGCGACCACAGACCAGTCGTCGTACCAGGCCGACTGGAGCGTCTGCTCGCTCGACGAGGGGGTGCCCTCGTCCCAGAAGCTGCGGACCGGACCGGTGGAGATGTGCCCGACCTGCCACCCCTTGGCGCTGTCGCCTACGGTGCGCTTGCCGACGAGTCCGGTGCTCCCGCTCGGAAGGGCCGTCGTGCTCTTGTACACCGTGAGGAGGAGCATCGACACGGCGGTGTCGCCGATCGTCGGGTCGGTCGCACGTGCGTACGAGTCGACGGACGGGAATTCGAACTGCACCTCGGAGAGGCCGTTGCCTGGCACAAGGCCCGTCGCCGCGTTGCCCTCGGTGGCAATCGCCCCCGCCGACTGATTGCCGAGCACGAGGTCGGAGTCCTTGCCGGCCGGGTTGTAGCCGACGTCTTCCTTGCGGCCCGGGTAGAGGTGGTCAAAGCGCAGGCCGGTCAGGGACCGGAGCACGGCCGCCACACGACTGATGTTCGGCCCCTGGTTCGGCCCGTGACGCGGGCCCTGTGTCGGTCCGTGACGCATCAGCCCTGTTTGGCGTGAAGCCACACGCTCAGAACGGTGTCTGCGGTGCAGGAGATCTTCAGTCGGTTGCGCGCTGAGCCCAGGTCGGCGACGTGGACCATCTCGCAGCCCTTGGCGCCGGCAGCCGGGTTGCCGGCGATCACGACGCCGGTCTCGACGTACCAGAGGTCGGTGTCGGTCGTCTCGTCGTCGTCCTCCGCCGCTTTCTCGGGCCCCTCTCGGGGGAGGTTCGTCGAGTGCAAAGCGACCGTGAACTCGCTGGTCGCGTCGTGCCACCGCAAGAAGATCCCGGCGAGCGGGAACTTCATCGAGGGCAGCTCGATGTAGTGGGGTGAGGCCGCGGCTGTGAGCGTGACCCGCTCCCTGGACGCTGTGCTGCTGTGCTGTACGCCGCTCATGGGCTCTCTCCGGTCCCCGGTGGCTTGAGGGGAGAAAGCCCGCGTCGTCGCGGCGGGCGGTCTGGCCTATCGATTGAACTGGCGCTCGAGCGGTGTCGGCGCGCTGGTCATCTGGTCGAGTCCTCGCATTCTAGCACCGCCCCCTGGCTGTGGGCCCGGTTTCGCTGCGAACTGGGCTTGCACGGCGGCGATGTACTCGGGCTCCTCCGATGCGGTCACCGGAAGATCGAAGAGAGTGGACAGCTGCACGCGGCGCCGGTGGTCGAGCCCGTCCTTGAGCTGGCTCACCTTGGTGGCGATCTCGGTGCGCAGGTCGGCGAACATCGCGGGATACACCGCCTTGAGCGCCTCGGCAGCCTGCGGTGTGACGCGGCCCTGGGCGACCTGCTCGAGCACCGTGAGCGGTCGCTCGGCCGCCCAGACGCATCGCACGAACTGCGCCATCGACGTGCTATCAGGCGCCCACGTCCGCGGTAGGAGACTCTCCGGGCGCGGGTCCCTGGGGATCACCTGCTGCAGGTAACTGACCTTCGCGGCGGCCGTCTCGGCGATCGCGTCGGCCAGCTCGGGCACGTCGATCGCCACACGGCCTCGCACCTGCTCTTTGAACCGCTCGATATTGGCGGTCGCTGCGGCGAGCTCGGCGGCGCGCGCGGAGAACGCGGCCTTGGGGTCGCTGTATTGGGCGCCGTCGCCCTCGGGCGCGTATGACACCCGGTTGAGCGCCACGACCGCGGTGGGCACCGCGCCGCGCTTGAGTGCCCGCTTGCCCACCTTCGCCTTGGAGAGGAATGAGTCAACGGCAGCCGACGCCCGATCCTTGAACGCCGCGGCGCGCTCGGCGACCTTGCCAACGCGGCCGGCGCCGCCGGCGAGCTGCACTTTGGCGCCGATGCCCCGGATCCGCCGGTACGCAAGACGAGCCTTGAGGAACGTATCGATCCCCGGGATCTGCCCTACGATCGGGGCATCGGAGATGTCGATCCCCACCAGGTCGGCGACGGCGAGCGTGTCGCCGATATCCCAGCTGGCCGGTCCAGTCGCCGCCTCGCCGATGGCGCTGGGCTTCGGGCGGAACACGGCGACCTGGTCGAGCTGCTGGATGCGCGTGCCGCCGGTGGCCAGCGGCACCGCCTGGTCGAGCTGTTCGGACACCTCACGCAGCGCTTTCTCGTAGCGCTCGAGCGACCTCATAGCTCCGGCGAACTGACCGGCGTCAGCCGCGATGATGTCGTCCACCGCGCTCGGCGCGGGCAGCGCGGCGCGGTAGCTGGCCTCCGCGCGCTCCACCTTGGCCAGGCTGCGCTCGAGGGCCGAGGCGCCGGCGGCCTCGTCGACCAGTCCGCGGAGGTCGGTGGCGCCGAGCTCGGCCACCGGCTTGCGCGCCACGGCAACGCGGCGAGCCTCGGCCAGCACCGGCGCGCTGAAGTCGTCCAGGTCGGTGACCCGCTGCCGGAGATCGCTCTTGATGCTGGCGAGCGACTCCTTGGCCCCGGTCGAGGGGAACAGGTCGCCGATGGCCACCTTGTCAGCCTTGGCCAGCTCGATAGGGTTCGGCGGAAGATTGATGGCCCTGGCGCCGTCGATCGTGCCGAGGTCTTCGCCGAGCTGGCGGACGGTCGCATGGTAGTCCTCGATGGCCCGGGCGCCGGCGTCGTCGAGGTTGTCGAGCACGGAGGGCAACGCCTCCTTGGCGGTGGCCAGATCGTCGAGCCGCTTGGTCAGGAGGATCTCATCGGCGCGCTGGATTGGGGTGACGGCTCCGCTGGCGGTCGCCGAGCGAGATGAGCCGATGAGCCGCTTGGCTTCGGCGGCCGCGTCGTCGCCGACCTTGATCACCGCCGACACGTCGGACGCGCCCACCTTGGTCGGCCGCGTGAGGACGTCGGCATGGCGTGTGTCGGCATGGCGTGTGACCATCTTCGACTTGACGGCGGCCACATCGTCCACCTTGCGCGCGACGTCGTCGACCTTCTCTCCGAGCCGGCCGAGGACATCATCAGCCTTCTTCGCGGCGCGTCCGGTAATCTTGCTGGCCACGCGGCCGGCGCCGGCGATCGCCGTTTCGCCCAGGCTCAGTCCGCCGCCGATCACACCACCGAGCGCGGCACCGTACAACGCACGCGATCCGACGCTGGCGACGAACTGCTCGGCGGTCAGCGGCTTGTCGTTCAAGATCAGATCGCTGATACCCTGGCCAGTCGAGAACGCAGCGCCCTCGAACGCGCCGCCGAGCGCCGCGGCGCCGGCGCGCGCGACCGCTCCGCCGCCGGCGCCAGCCCGGGCGATCGCGCTGCCGCCCCGGGCGATCAGCCCAGCGGGCGTGTAGCGCAGCGCAGCACCGACAGCGCTGCCACCTGGCACGAGCGCGGGCGCGACCATCCCGGCGATCTCTGCGACGCTGGCGACGCCGGCGTGACGGGCGCGTCGCTCGCCCACGCCCTCGTCGTCGCCGACCTCACCGATGACCGCGTCGCTCAGCCCGGCGGTCGCGCCGCGGGCGAAGCCCTCGACGCCCGCCCAGACGGCCTGGCCCGTGCCACCGTACTCCTCGTCGTACGCCTGCTCGCGTAGCCGGTCTCCGGCCTCGCTCTCGGACTCCAGCCGAAAGCCGTGCTGCAGCGCCGGCGCGAGCTCGGCGCCGGAGAGGTGCACCAAATCGCCGTTCTGGTTGTACGCGCTGTACGTCTCCTCGGGGTGCGGAGTGAGCGCGCCGGCGCGGTAGGCCTCCATGGCCGTGGCGATGTCGACGTTGACGACGTCGCCGTAGCCGTCGAGCATCTTGGGCACTTACTTGCCCTCCGAGTCGCCGGGCCACGTGCCCATGCGCCGCAGCCGGATGAAGTCAACGAGAAGATCGTCCTTGGCGTCCTTGACCACCTGGTCGAGGATCGCCGTGGCGCTGGCGTCGCCGGCGGCCTCCTGGTCGAGTAGCGTGAGCGCGGCGAAGCCTTTTGTCGAGCTGGCGTAGTTCGTCCAGAACTTATCGTAGTCCTTCTTCTTGGCGAGCTTCTCAGCCTTGGTGTACGGCGCCTCGATCTTTTTTTGCGCCGCCGTCTGCTCGGTCTCAGCGGCGCCCGGTTCGGCGGCGTCCAGCGCCTTGTAGCCGGCGGCTGGACTGGCGCTCGTCGACTGGCCGGTCAGGTCGCGCACGTTGATGCCGCGGCCGGCCAGGTACTTCTCGACCTTGGCGTCCTGCTGTGAAACCCACTGGTCCAAGGTGTCGCTCGGGTCGGCGCGCTGCATCAGAGACTTGGGCCCGGGCACGACTTTTTGCAGACGCTTGAGCTCGTCCTCGGTGGCGGTGGCGCCAGACTGTGCCTTGAGGTAGTCCGACAAAATGGAGATGTGCAGCGCCTCGAGGTCGGCGGCGTCCTGCGACTTAGCCCACACCGCGTCCTTGTACGGCCCTTGGTAGATCTCGCCGACCTCCTTGAGCTTCGCCTTGTAGGCGCTCACCTTGTCGCGCAGCCCCACGTAGGCGTTGACGGTGTCCTGATCCTTGACCGCCTCCTTGAGGTTGTCCTTGCCGAATCGCGACACCCCGATCGGGGCGCCGGTGTTCGGGTCGAGAATCGTGCCCTGCTCGAGCGCGGCTGCCTGCTTGGCCTGACCGCTGAGCGTCGCCATCTCTCGCTCGTGGGCCATCTGGTCGCGCGCGCGTTTGTCGGCCAGCTTGGCATTGTGCGTACTCGCCCACGCAGAGCGACGCGAGGCAGCGTCGGCCTGCGCGAGCTGCGCCTGCTGAAACGCTCGAGCGTACTGCGACTGCTCGACCTGGGCCAGCGCCGCGTCGCCCTGCGCTTGGAGCTCCGCGTTGACGATCTCGGCGTTGGCCAGCACGCGGTCCTTGCCCGAGGCCGCGGCGTACATCGAGATCTGGCGCTGCACCTTCTTGGTGCTCGCCGCGAGCGCGAGGTTGTACGCGTCCTGCTCGCGATCGACGACGCCCCAGAAGTCCTTGAGCGCTCCGCGTTGCTTGTCGAGCTTGGCGCCCTTGAGCTGAATCGCCTCGCGCTGCAAGTTGATGTCGTTGGCGATCGCGTCCTGGAGCACCTGGAGGCCCTGGAATACGCCGCCCTGGCCGGACTTCGCCTGACCGATCGCGGAGAGCGCGAGGCCGATCCCGGCCAGGACCTTGCGCCCCGTGCCCATGTCGTGCCACAGCCGACCGGGCTCGATCTCGGCGTTGTCGTACGCCTCGGCCGCGGCGTCGATCTTGGCCTGGCGCTCCTTGCCGCTGGCGATCGCCGCCTCCCATGATGCCTTCTGGTCGGCCTCGATCTGCGATGCCTCGGTGTCCTGCGCGGCGAGCGCGCCAGCGACCTGCTCGGCCTCTGCGGCGTCGACGCCGGCGAGCCGCGCGCGCGCATCCTGCTGCACCTGGACGTTCTGGCGGATCGACGCGGTTGTGTCCTCGAGGCTTGGGACCCGCCGCTCGGCGGCGTCCGCCTCGGCAGCAGCGCGAGCCTGCTCGCGCTGCTGCGCGCGCTCGAGCTCGGCCGGTGGCAACGTGTCGAGCCCTTGGATCTGCGGTGCGCCGCGGCGCTCGAAGCTGGGCGGCGCGGGCAACGACACGATGTCGACCGGGGGCGGCGCGCCCGCCGCGGTCGGCTGCATCGCGCCCTGGGGCACGATGCCCTGTAGCGGCGCGCTCGCGTCGACTGCCCCGACCGCGCCCATCACCCCGCCGGTGGCCATGGGCGGCGGCGGCTGCACGGCGCCGGCGGCCATGCCCTCGACCGCCGGCGGCAGCAGCCCGCCCATCGCGCCGGCCGGCTGTCCGAGTTGGTCGTACACCGACTTGGCGACGACGACAGTGCTCCCGTCGTCCCTACGGATCGTGACGGTGGCGCCGTTGTCCGCGATGACCTCGGGCACCCTACTTGCCCCCGCGACCCGTTGCGTAGCCGATCAGTCCCTGGCCGGCCAGGTTCACGAGGTTCGCCCCCCATCCCGACGTGTCCATGTTCGCGAGGCCCATGTTTTCCTGCAGCCGCATGCGATCCTGTTCGAGTCGGGCCTGCAGCTCGGCGGTGTCGAGGCCGGTGAGCTGCGACATCCACCCGAGCGCGGCCGAGTCGTTCATGCCCATGGTCGATAGCTTGGCCTGCAGGTTCGCCAAGTTCGTCTGGTTCTGCTGCCCGGCGTTGAACATGCCCGCCTGCTGATCCATCCCCATCACCGAGAGGTCCCCGCCTCGGCCGCCCTGCAGTACGCCGGTCAGCGCCTGGTTCGCCGCGGACTGATCCTGCAGCGCGGCCATGCCCATCTGCCCCACCGCGTCCTGCTGGATGTTCGCCGTGTTGGTCGCCGCGGCGCGCGCGGCGCCGGCGGCGTTGGCGCCGCGGCCCATGCGCGCGAGGGCCTGTTGCCCGGCGACCCCACGCTGGGCGCCGCGCTGGGCGCCCAACTCGCCGGCGCCCTGCTGCTGGCCGGAGGCGACGCCAGCGAGGCGGTCGGCGAGCGCGAGCTGCCGCTGCCGGAACTCGGCCTGCTGCGTCGGGTCGGCGCCGCCGTACGTTGCCGCAGCACCAGCCTGCGGGGCGGCGCGCCCGGTGGTCTGCCCGAATTGATCCCACATCGACCCACGGAGCTGGTCTCCGTGCTCGAGCTTGGTCGCGTCCGGATCGAATCCGGTGCGGAAGTCGTTCGGGTCCTTTGCGCCCCACGAAAACGGATTCAGCTGTCCCCAGTCCATCGGTGCCTTCCTATGCCTGCCGTGCGGCCTCGAGCTGGTTGTACCCCGCGCCCTTGACACCCGCCACGAGCAGCAACTCGGTGAGCTCGAAGCTGGCGCCCGCGTCGGCGGTCGCCTCGACGTCCTCGAAGAGGAAGCGCACCGCCTCGCACGCCTCCCCCAGATGCATCTCGAATTGGTAGACCGTGTTGTTTGCACCGCCGTACACCGCGTCGTCGCCGTACGTCGCCGAGTCGCCATACACGATCTCGTTGATAAAATCCGAGCTGGGCTTGGTGATCGACGTCCGCCAGCCGGCGGCGTAGTCGTAGCCGACGCGCACGCGGATGCTGTGCGGGCTGCGGTAGGTGCCGAGCACGAGAGCTCGAAAGATCCGTTGCCAGCCCTGTAGAGTCTGCTGCAGCTTGATCCACGCGGTGATCAGCTGCATGCGGATCTGCCGGGTGTCGTCGCGGTGAACCCCTGGCGTCTCCTGGTACACGTCTCCGTTGGTGCGAAGGTAGTGGTAGACGCCGTCCACTACCGCGGCGCCGTTGCCCTCGTGGTCGCTGAACTCCGACCACTGGTCGAAGAAGTAGTCGTAGAGCAGCGTCGTCCCGGTCGAGGCAAGGAAGCGGACTTGGGTGGTGCCCTCGATGAGCGTCGCCGCCGTGATGGTCTGGTCGTTATACGCCTCGACGGGGGCGCCGACGTAGGTGACCTGCCGATCGCGGCCCAGCAGGTAGATCCCCTTCGTGCTCTGGAACATCAGCCCCAGCGGCGTCGTGACGATCGAGTCAGCGTTCTGGCAGCCGACGTCGGTCGTGATCAGCACCGGCGGTGAGAAGCCCGGCCCAGACACGCCGTCGGCGAGGGGGCCCGGCCCCGCGAGGAAGAAGATCGCCGAGCGCTTGAACACCACGAGCGCGTCGTCGAGCACGGCCAGCCCGGTGACGCCCCCGCCGAACGGGTCGATCGGGATCTTGAGATCGTCGGCGAACTCGGCCGCGTACCCATCGCGGCGCTCCTGGCTGTACCGGACCAGCAGCGGGTCGCCAGGATCCGAGCACCAGATCCGATTCTTGCCCACCGCCAGGTGCTCCCCGACCGGAACCGGGGCGTTGTTCAGCAGGCCGCCGTTGGTGTACAGCGGCTCCTTGGCGACGAGATCGGCGTCGGCCATCTTGTCGATGAAGGTGACCGTGTCGCCAGTGGGGTCGTTGGCCAAATAGCCGTTCGCGCCGGTAGCGCTCGGGTCGAGCGACGAGACGCGGTAGAGCGACGTGGCGACGTCCTTCTCCGAGCGCCACACCCCGATCCGCATCTCGCCGCGGGGCGCAGTCATCGCGGTGGCTCGAAACGTCGGGACTTCCAGCGTCACGGTGTCGTCGCCGCCCCCGCCCACGACCACACTCGTCCCCGAGCTCGCCGGGCCGACGACGAGCTCGCCGTTGGCCAGGGTCCACTCAGGGGTGAAGCGATAGAGGTAGGTGCCGGCCGCGACAGAGCCACCGTCCGCCGACGGCGTCGCGCTCACCGTCCCGTCCACCGCGTAGTGAGGCATGGCCTCGACGACGCTGTCGCCGTCGTACAGCGACAGCTGGCCACCACCAGCGACGTAGAGGCTCTCGCCGATCTGCACTGCGCGATGGGACTGCTCCGAGTCGAAGTCGTACGTGACGCGCTGGATACCGCGCTCGGTGAACACATCGCCGGCCGCCGACTGCAGCGCGACCCGGTACACGGCTGGCCACGTGTGGATCCGCGCGTCGTCGGGGTCGGTCTGCACCGCGGGCAGGTGCGGACGGGTGGTGGCGCCGCCGGCGACGCCCGGCAGGACCCGCGCGACGATGAGCCCGTCCGTCCGCACGCACAGGTAGGTCGCGTACAGCGTGGTGTCGTGCACGACGTGGACGTAAGCTCCGTCGCCGCCGGCGTCGGCGAAGCCTTTGGACGCGAGCGCGGCACCGCGCAGCGTCACCTGCGACCCCAGGGATCCTGTCCCGGCGTGGATGGATTTCCACCGCACGATCCGGTCACGCGCGACCGCGGCCGACTCCTCCCACCAGAACCACGCCTGGCGCGTTCCGCCGGACAGCGATGCGGTCTGGAACGCGATCGTCGCGTTGAGTGGCGTGCTCGGGTTGGCGACCACGCTCAGCGACGTGTCGATCGTCAGGTCGCTGGCCAGGATCCGCCCGGTGAACCCAGGGCCGACGCCCTGCCACCACGCCACGGCGATCTGGTTCGTGCCACCGGCGTCCCACGCGACGCAGGGCCCCACCGTCGACACCGTCGTCGAGATCGTGATCGGCGAGTCGTAGCCGGTCGACGGCGATCCCAGCACTCCGCTCGGAGCGAGGTACCCGACCCGCACGTCATCGGTGTCGGTGTGCCACGCGATCACCGCCTCGGTGGCCGTCTCGGCGAGGTCGTAGGTTGCGTCGGTGCCGTCGAGATCCTTGGTCAGCAGCACGTGGCTCGTCGTGAGCGCGGCGAGCACGTTGGTGGGGTTGATGACCAGCAGGCGCAGTTCGTTGTCGGCGGCCAGGGCGTACAGGACGTGCAGGACGTCTCCGCACTTGACGACGCGCGGGCGGGTCGCCGCCGCGTCGAGCTGGGTGGCTCGGATCAGGGTCTTGCCGGACTCCGAGGTCACCGAGTACCACGAGCCGCCCGAGCTGTCCTCCCAGACGTAGCAGATTACGCCGCCGGCCTTGGTGCTGTCGGCCAGGGTCTGCTCCGTCGTCGTCTTGGCCGCCACCCGGTGGCTCACCCCGATCGACTGCAGGTTGCCACCATCCGCCCAGCGGGTCTCATCCGATAGGTACGAATACAGCTTGTCCTCGGTGAGCGCGACGAGCTCGGATCCGCGTCGGGTGAGTGCGCGCCCGACGGGGATGTCGCTCGACTGGCCGAGGATGCGCCGCGGTAGCGCCTCGTATCCGTTGCGCTTGGCCAGCGTGCCCCCGCGCGTGAACACCGCGTTCTGGCACCGCAGCAGCTTGATCGGCGGCACCTGCTTGGCGTCGAGCTTGGTCTCGACGCCACCCGCGAACGGGATGGCGACCGGGACCTTCCTCATTGCTGATCCCGTGTGACGACGAGTCCCTCGAGCCGCTCGCCGGCCGAGCTCGGCGACCACTCGAAATAGAGATACTCCTCGGGCCCGGACGTGTAGTTGATCGGCGACAGCGACGTCGCCGCCCACCCGGTGGTAGATGTCCGATTGACGGTGAACACCGTGGTGACCGAGCCCGATGTAGAGCGCTTGAGCGCGAGCACCGTCGTCCCGGCGCCGGTCTTGTAGTTACGGACGATCATGCTCACGATCCGCGATCCCTGCTGGACGCGGATCGGGACGTGGACGACATCACCGCTGCCGCCCGACCAGTAGGGTCCGACGTAGCTAGGCGCACCCGCCGGCGCAGCAGCGGCGGCGGCGTGGATGATATCGACGCGGGATCCGTGCACGATCTTGCCGGTGCCCTGCAGCGTGATGTCGCTGTTGCTGGCGACCGTGAACGCGGGCGCGTTGACCGCGTCCGAGGTCTGCAGCACCCCGCCCGAGGTCATCATGACCAGCGCCAGCGCGGCCGGTGCGGCGGCTGGCAGCGTGATGTCGTACGCGGTCGCCAGACCCGTCGGCGACTTGATCGTCACGGCCTTGGTGATTCCGCTGGTCGGCTCGTAGATCCGCAGCTCGCCGGCGTCGATGTTCGCCCAGTGGCCCTCGTCCTGGAGGAACTTGTAGCGCTTGCCCGCGTCCTCGTACTCGACGTCGGCGTTGGTGCTCGAGTAGTCACCGGTGATTCCACCGACCAGAGTCGTGTTGATGGAGGCGCCGTTGGTCAGCTTGACACTCGCGCCGCCCGACGTGCGCCAGTAGAGCTCGCCGCCGTTGACCGATAGATTGAGGTTGCCCGACAGTGCGGTCGCGTCGTTGAATGACAGCCGTTGGAGCTCCGTCAGATCGTTGCCGTTCATCTCGAGCGCGGCGTCGACGTTGATCCCCGCCGACGGGACCTTCACGCCCTTGCCCGCGGTGTGGTCGTGGGCGTCGATCACGTCGAGAGCCGCGTCGTTGTCGTACGCGTAGGTCGGCCCCGCCGTGACTTCCGGCGTCGGCTTGTCGATGCCCATGTTCGGTGTCGCCATCGCTTACCTCACGTCACCAGGACCTGGCACGAGACGGCGCCGCTGAATGTCAGCCACAGCTCGCGATCCGGGTAGGAGTTGTCGGCCTGGGAGTCGGTCACGGTGACGGCCCCGGTCGGGGTGACGAACACAGCGCGCGGCGACCGCTGCAGGCCATGCGCGAAGCGGTTGAGCCCCGCGCTGGCCTCGACGGTGAGCAGCTTGGCCTCGGCCAGGGGGCCATCGACCAGGCGGTTGACGACGCGCGCGAGGTCCTGCTGCACGCGGTCGAGCGCCGCGTCGCCAGTGTGGATCGCAGTAAATCGCTCTCGCCCCATCAGTACCCCCAGTCGTCGAGGGTGCGCCGGCTGGTCACATCCAGGATGGTGGCGGGGGCCCCGGCGTCGCGCGCGTCGGCGGCGGCCGTGATGCGGCTCTCCAGCGTGGCGATCTCCTCGTCGAACCGCGTCGTGCTCTCCTCGAGCGACGCCTTGATGCGGCGGACCGTGAGGGCGACAAGGAGCTCCTCCCACCCGTTGATGCCGTCGATGGTGTCCGCGGTGCTGGCGATCTTCGGCGCGCCCTTGACGTACAGCGCCCGCATCGGGTAGACGGCTTGGGGCGTCGGCTGGATGATCAGGTTATCGCCCTCGAGTCGATAGCGCTTGGTGCCGTACTCGCTGAAGGCCGAGCCGTCCTGGAAGTCGTTGCGCTCGTTGAGCTGGTAGCGCGTCAGTGCGTACCAGGTGCCGCCGAGCTGCACGTCGACGCCGAGCAGCTTGTAGAAGTCGCCGGCCGCGACCACTGTCGACAGCGCGTAGGATGACTGCGCCGCGACGGTCGACCAGCTAGCCGTCGTCGTGTAGTAGTCCTCGAACTTCGACACCAGTAGGTCCCAGAGCGTGCCGAGCGCGACCTCGAGCTCGTCCTGGATCCATGAGGCTGTGACCTTGGTCGAATTCGGCCAGTCTCCGCGACGCTGCACCCGCGTGATGAGCTCGGCGACTGTGTACGTCTTGGACATGGGCGGCTCCTCGGGTTGGTGCTACCGGGGCCCTCACCTTGGGCCGCATGGGTCAGTGGTCGTCGCTGGTGAGACCGTCCTTCGTCTCGCGGGCGGATTCCCAGATCGCCATGATCGAGTCCACCACCCCTTCCTCGTCGCGCTCCTCGATGGCCCGCAGCAGATCCTTCGCCAGGGCTCGCGCGGGGTTGTCGTATTGCTTCTCCGTTTCGGCCGGCTTGAGCTTCTCCTCGACGAACTCCATCAGACCGGGCTTCACGGCATCTCCTTACGCCGTGATGTTCCGGCACCAGAGCCGGACGTTGAGGCGGATGGCATCGGCGAGGGCGACGTCCTGCACGCCCGCATCCTCGCCGCCGGACATGCCGGACACGAGGAACCCGGCGTCGGCGACATTCTCGGTCATGGTCGCGTTGCCCACCACGCCCGCGAGCTTGTGGGTGATCGAGATCGTGCCGTCCAGGTTGTCGGTCACCGACAGCAAGGGCTGATTCGACGCGATCAGCGGCGCCAGGATCGCGGCGACGTCCGCGGAGGTCGTGGCCCCCGAGATGTCGACCTGGACGCGCCCGGCCGTTGCACCGTCGCCGGCGACGTCGAACTCGTACAGGACGCCGGCGGCGGAGACACCGTCGAAGATCTTCATGTAGTCCGTGTCGACCATGTCGGCCTTGGCCAGGCACGTGATCAGGCCGGTGGACTTCTCTCCGGCCGTCTTGACCTTGACGGTCGCGATCCGGGCAGCCTTGTCCACCGAGACGAGCATCGCCGACAGCTTCGGGTCCACGTCGCCCTCGAGCTGCACCGCACCCTCGAGCCGCTGGGGCAGTGCCCCGCGGCCCGCGAGCTGGACGGCGAACAGGCCCTCTGACGTGCGCGACACCGACTGGATATCGCCCAGGAGCGTGGTCGGCGCGTCGGTGCCGTTCAGTAGGCAGGAGCCGGCCAGGGCGAACATCTCCGGGTTGAGGCCGCCTTTGAACCCATAGAAGTTAGTGTTCACGTCGAGCTCCTTTCCTCAGAAGAGGATGACGCCGTTGTGCCCGGGCGCGCTGCAGCAGAGATCGCCGTAGGCCGCGAGACGGACCACCCAGTCCATCGACGAGTTGTCCAGGCGCATCACCAGGCCGTCCTTCTGGACGATGTGCGGCGCCGCCCCCGCGGTCTTGAGCTTGAACGTGCTCATGTCCGTCATGTACGCCCGATCAAAGGGGCAGTTCACGTCGGCCATGCACATGATCTCGCCCTTCGGGCCCTGCACGACCACGGACTGAAACGCGACGTTGGCGACCTTGCTCTTGATCTCGCGTCGCACGGCCGCGCCCGACGACACGAGCAAGTTGAGATCGATGATCTTGAGCGGATTGAACCACACGTGGCTCGGCGACGCGCCCTCCGCGGCGAGCTTGCCCGCCAGCGTGATCAGGGCCTGCTCCACGTTCATGCCGGCGTAGGTACCGGTCACGGTGTCGAGGCGGTAGCCGCCCAGGCGCGTGACGTCGGTCGCGCGCACGAGGCCGTGCAGCGTGGTCGCCGCCGTCGCAGCGTCGTCGGGGATGAACCCGCGCAGGCCGGTCCAGCCGGCGGCCTGGTCGCCCTCCTTGAAGATGTAGTCGTTGGCCGCTGCGGTGCCGACACCGGCCGAGATGTTGCCCGACAGGGTGAGGATCCCCTGCTCGCGATCGATCGAAACGATCGTGATCGTGCCCGCTTTGACCGACGCACCGTCGGCGGCGGCGTCGAGCTTGAGCACCTCACCCGGGTTGAAGTTGTACGCGTCGGCCGGGGTGACCAGCTGCAGCGCGGTGGTGGCGAACGCGGTGTTCGCCATGCGGCCGAGGTATCCGCCGGTGTCGCGGAACAGCTTCCGGGACAGCGCTGAGGTGGCCTCGTTGATGCCGCGGTCGATATCCTCCGTCGCCTTGTAGAACGCCTGCTTGGGCGCGTCCGCCGCCAGGTCGATGATCTTGTCCTCGATCTTGACGACGTGGAAGTGGTCCTGGTGGGTCTGGAGGAACGCACCGTAGCCGCCGGCGCCGGCGTTGGCAGCCGCGTTGGCATAGACCGCCGAACCACCGATCGGGTTCTTGAACTTGATGCTCGTCTTGATGGCCTCGCCGCGCGCGTTGTCGTCCTTCGGCACCTGGTCGAAGAACGGGTTGTCGCGCATGGCGAGATCGACCTGGCGCTGGTCGTTGTAGTGGCGCTTCAGCGCCCCCTGAAAGGCTGTGAGATCGAGCGACACGAGGCGGCCTCGTTTCTGCCCCCCATCGCTGGAGGGCGTTTTTTAGGTGTCACTTGAGTAGGCTGGGATCCCCCTTTTCGAGGAGGGAGGCCCAATACTCCTTGGACACCTCGTTGTCGGACAGGTCTGGTTCCTCGGTGCGGCCGGTGACCGCTTGGGAGGCTCCGCTGTTCGTCAGACCGGTCGGTTTCGCTCGTTGACCGTGGCTCGCGTTGGTGATCGCAGCGGGTACTGATTCCCTTGTACCAGAGTTCTTGACACTTTGGTAGCGCGCCGCCTGTTTGGCGTAGAACTCGTTGACCAGCGCTGCAGCCTTTTCGAGTGTCATCTCGGGACTTTCCGCGTGCTTCACGAGCACGCCGAAAACCTCATCGAGAGCCACGTTGTCCTGCACGGCGAGGTACGGATAGGCTCCCTTGTTCTCGCCGAGCCAGTTCGACACGACGCCGCGCGCTTGTTCGATGCGCTGATCCTCGGCAGCCTTCTGCACCTTCGCCTCCATCTCGGCCGCCTGCTTTTCGCGCGCGGCCTTCTCCGCGGCGAGCTGGCGCTCGAGGCGCGCATACTCGCTCCGGTGGCGCAGCTGCTCGGGGAGCTTGTCCGAGTCGACGCCCAGGATGTCGACGGTCAGCCCGGTGTAGATTTCCCCCTCGATGAACGCCTTGATCTCGTCGACGTCCTCGGTCCCTAGCGCC